CCATGCTGACCTCCACTTGCCGAAACACCAGAAAAACTAGACGTTCCTCCATTGCCCGATGAGATACTACCAGAATTAGTCGACCTAGTTTGCGCATCACCCAATCCACTGCCGCCGCTGCCGACCGTTACAGTATAGGATGATCCTGGAGTAACTGTAATATTATTTTTGTAAGCAAGCCCTCCACCTGCACCACCGCAGCCAAAATAACCTGCACCACCGCCGCCTCCACCAATACAAACAACACAAACAGAAGTTACATTGCTAGGGGCAGTCCATGAATATGTGCCAGGAGTTGTATACTCTTGTTGTCCCACTGGATTAGAGGGAGCACTACTACTGCTAACATACAGTACACCTGTTGTTACTAATACCTCCGGAGGGTCTATGTAAGGAGGATAAACGTCATCATCTACTGATAATAATTTATTATATCTAGTTACAAAAAAATCAGTATCAGATACAGTTGAAGAGGTAAAATGATTAAATGAATCACCGGTGGGAGAGCCTTCAGACAATCCCGCACTAGCTACAACTCGTGTTTTTAACATATCTATATTAACTGGTGTTATATGTACAGTAGACGATATGTCTATATTAACAGGAGAAGAAGCAGGCAGATCCGCAGGCATAAACTCCAAAAAACCATTGGTGTTGTCTACCTCAAACGTCAGCGTACTAGCATATGTTACGGTATTTAAATCTGCCATTTTCTACTCTATAAAATGTTAATATTAAAGTTGTATACTGGCTGTAATATTAGTGTATCCTGCACCTGTTATTATAGTTCCTACTTGCAACTCACCACTAGTCAAAGTAGTTACTGTCTTAGTTGTTGTACCATCTGTAAATGTGTAATTTGCAGAATCTATCACCAATTTAACTGAAGTAGCTATTCTTGTTCCGGCGGTATTGTAAGCACTAACATCAACATATGTGCTTATGTTACTACCAGTATATTGATTGCTACTGTTTTCAGGACTTATAGTAACTGTAACAGGCAATGAAGGTGAAAGCATATTTAAATCTGCGTAATTAGTAGAATACCCACCTTGTGTACAATACCAAATTCTATCACTTGAATCTCTGCCAGCAGCTAGAACTTCTTCTGTTACTGTTGTAGTAACCGCCCATCCAGTTGCATTTGAAAAAGACAAAACTTGGAAAGAAGATTTATAAAAAAGACCCAACAAAGTTCTAGAGTCATTCAACCAAACAAAGTTTCTAGGAACATCGGATAATGTTATCTTGCTATGATATGTTAGAGTTTTTGGATTTGACGCATCCACAGAGTAAACAATTAGTGTTTTAAATCCAGCGCCTCTACCTGATCTTACTGCCATATCACAAGGAATATAACTAACATATCTAGTACCAGATGAAACCCATGTAACCGCAGTTACGTGTTCTATACCGTACTCATATGTCAGTGACTCTGATAAAAGACTTGCGTGTGTAGTTGACATACCTCCAGTGACACTAATATCTTGTTCTAGAGCTACCGTATCAGTTGTTGTATCCCAAGTACCAACAAATGGGTGAAAATCACCATACGAATCAAAATAAGGATAATAAAAAGCCTTTTTGTTAGAGTCTCTAGGGTCTGTAAAACTATGTGAACAGTTTTTCCTAAACCTTTGCGAGCCTCCTAAATTAGAGCCTCCTTGATGTGTTCCACTTGCAGTAGGAGTAGAGGAGTAACTCAACAAAGAAGTCCAGGTAGGAGTAGTTGAATTACCCATCGCTCCCTTACTAACGACCAAATTGGTGCCGCCGTAAGTACGGGTACCGAGCATTAGAACACCACCATCTACGGCTGATTTACCTAAACACTGAACAGTATAGTATGTTGTCATTCCAGATATTGAGTAGCTACTGGACATCTGCAGAGTTCCAGGATTAGGATAACTATAAGCAGTGCTCCAATAGTATTGAGGATAAAAGTTCCAACTACTGGTGCCATTCGCTGATCCCGCAGTAACTCCTTGATAACGGCCACCAGCTTGGTCAAGCCAAAATGTGCTAAAATTATAATATTGTTGAAGCTCAGAGCTTCTGGTAGTATCTCCAACATCTTCCCATTCGCCTGAACTAGGAACCGGACCGAAGAAATAGTTCTTACTATACGTATCAGTTGCTATATTTACCGCATATCCTGTTTGAGATCCGTCAGTAATTTCTCTCCATGGCGATTCAGAACCAATTGCATTTGACGCCGTAAGATCCATTGTAAACCAGGGACTTTCATCAGGAAAATTCCAGGACGCATTGTTAGTGCTAGAGGTGTTATACCATCGCTGAACATGAGTGGCTCCTTTGAGCCCCATTATGAGACCTCCTTTGGACCAAGAACTTTGATTCGATGGTTGATAAACCGTGTTTTCACCATGGTGGAGAATTGATTTACCGAAATAAGGTGTCAAAGAATTTTTGTCGTGCTTCGTACCATATAGATATATGTTATTTGAGGTTCCCCTAGGATCTTCTACAATGGCGCCCGCCCTAGTAGGCCAATGCTTAGGGAAATTCATTATTTTGGCCATGTTATGCTCCTATGTGTCCTTCTTGTTGTTTAAACCATTCAACCGCATTTTCTAGAGTGTCCCATTCTTCTTTCTCACCAGTTGAAGTTGGTTTAAACGGTTGGTTTAAATAAGTTACTGTTTCTAAAGTATCGTTACCCTCTAGATCGGGTCCATGATTAACAACAAAAGTTGCTTTTAAAGTACCGTCTTCTAAAGAAACATCGTATGTAAATGATTGAGTTCCATCTACCCAGTTTCCATCTGAGTCCTCAACCGCTCCAGGTCGTTGTATGATGACTTCCACTTAAATCTCCTTAAGATTGTTGCTTATATTTAAATTGTACGACAAGATCTTCTCCTTTGTTGGTAGTACCAACAGAAGTAACATCTACTGTTAGATAATCACCCGAACTCATAGTAAAGCTCCCGCCACTACCTGAGGTTGCGCTTGCTGAAATATTAAAAGTTTGAGCTGAAGATCCATTTTTATTAACTGTTATCCCAATAGCACCATCTGCTGCTGTTGAAACTTTTGCATTTGTTTCTGTAACTACGAGATTAAAGGGTGCATACCACCTCACAGTTCCTGTAGTTACTGCTAATTCACCTTGTTGATACAGATTAGTAGTATGTACTATATCATCTCTAACTTTTGTTAAGTTTGTTATTGTATCATTATTTAAACTAGCTGTTATTTCGTCTTGAATTTCTTCTTCTATTTTTTCTTGAAAAACATTTGTTTTTTCTAAATAATCTCCTAGATCTTGGGGTACAAATTTATTATTAGCAGAATCATATACCATAGTCATCTGTCCAGCAATTGCGGGTTTGTCCCTTAATTCAACTGGAGTTAAATGTCCCTCTTGATCGTGTTGCGCATATATAACATAATTACCAGAACTATTAGTTTCAACTGCAGGAGTTTTTATATTTATAGTGCCTCTCATTGCTGAATGAACACCGCACTGATAATACAAGGTATCTGGAGCATTTGAAGGTACAACAAATACCACATTACCACTATCGTTCCTAGAACCAGTAACCCCTGAAGTGTATTCATCTACATATGTATTTGAAACATAATTTGTTCCGTCATCTGTGGTCAGATAAAAGGGATGCCCTGAAACGCTAGAATCTAGTGTAAAAGTATAAGTATGTCCCCGATATAAAGGACCTATGCTAACATTATTTCCAGTTGCAGCACCTGAAAAAACATAAGCTCCTGTTGTTGCCGCAACATTGTATGTTACGTTTGAATCATTGAACGATGTTGGTACTGTTATTGGTGTAGGTACATTAATAACAAGTCTTTGTACTTCTGTAGCTGCTCCACCTCTAACACCTTCAAAAGTAATATTTTGAACATTTAAAGTTTCTGTTGACCAAGAAACAAGATTTTCTGTTCCCGCACTTTCCAACCATTTTAAATGAATTTTATGTGTCTGTGTTTGACTACCTGTAGTAGAGTGTGCTGAAAAATTATATAAAGTATACGATCCCGACTCATATAAAGGAACACTAGCCTGTACTGAATTTGAAATAGTTGATCTTGCGTAAGGTATAGCCCCTGATTTCCAAGACCACTCCCAGTTAGTTCCTGATCCAGCACCAGTAAAATCAACCGCCATAGTCATTGTTTCAGGCACAACATCCAAATCTACGTTATTTAGGTCCTCGATAGTTTGTGCGCCTGCTGCATCGCCGATTGCTGAATCATTTGATGTTAATGTAGAGGGTAAGGCAGTAGTGTTTACAAACATTAAACCGGTTGTGTTGTCTAATACAAAACTTCTAGTTCTTCGAGACATGAATGTATTTCCTTTTATCTAGTATTTATGTGCATAAATTGTATTAGAAACATTATTGAGCAACTTCTATGGTTTTAACCACTGCTGTCCATCTTATAGTTTTACTCGCAACACCAGTAACAAAAACATTGATTGCATCATTCGTATCATCAGCCCTAACATCTACTGACCAATTTGTATCGTCAGCAGAAACTGCAATTTCATAAACATTACCAACATCTGCAACAGTTCCTGAAAAATTATCAGCACATCCTTTAAGATGCCAAGAAGCGCTTTCCCCTGTAGTGTCTGTTCTTCTCGCCACAATAGAAACTTCATATAAAATAGTAGTGTTTGATGGTACTGGTATTCTAGAAGAACCTGCTATAAGGATTTCTGTCTCAGTAGCATCACTTGTTGTTCCATTTAATATATATTGGCTGGAGTAATAATCTCCAGAACCGTGTGTTAGTGTACCAGAACCGGACAAAGATACACCTGATAAATTACTACCATCTGCAAGTGCCAGTTCAAAACCACCCGCTGTAGATCCATCGTGTACAACCAAAGTGTCCTTTGTTGTATCAACAGTAACCTCGCCCACAGCACCCGTAAAAGACGAGTGCTCGGACGTAGTTCCTCTTCTAAGTTGTAATACTGTAGGCATTTATTAAGTCCTATTCAAAATCTGCCGGCTCTTCATTTTTCTGCAATTCTTCAAGTTTCACTTTCAACCCTTCAATTTCCTTATTAGCCACATTGAGTTTAGACTGAGCTAAAACTAGCTCCATAGTTCTATCATTCAAGTTACTGGCCAAACGATTAATATATTCATTAATTAACTCATTATTTTCCATAATTTACCTCATATTTTATATTTAGAATGTTCCGCAATCAATGTCAGCAAATCCCGGAACTCCACTTGCATCTGCAATTAGTAGTTGACCTTCAGTACCTGCCGCCGTCACGTTCAATGCACCCGAACCGTTACCATAAATAACACCGTTGCTCGTAAAGGTGCTTACACCTGTACCACCATCAGCGACTGCAAGATCAGTAATGCCTGTGATAGAACCACCTGTGATTGTGGTATTATTATCTTCTAAGTTAGCAACAAGAGTTCCTGTTGTGATAGAAAGATTACCTGTGCTTGCACCTGTAAATGATCCAGTACCTACAATAAATTTGTCTGCACTTTCGTCAAAACCGATAAAAGCATTATCACTATCACCCCTTTCAAGTACAAGACCTGTGTCATTAGCAGGAGAACCTGTAGTTCCATTACCCAATTCAATGAGTGTATCTGAAATAACAGAGTTAGTAGTTGAAAGTGTAGTGGTTGTGCCGTTTACTGTTAAGTTACCTGTTACAATAGCGTTGCCATCTACTTGTAGATCGTTAAACTGTACATCGTCTGATGTACCAATAGCTTGGCCAATTGAAACTGCTGTGCCTGAAACTGTAACACCGGTCCCTGCTGTTAGTGTAGTAATGTTTGCAGTGCCATCAAAAGAAACACCGTTAATTGTACGTGCAGTTTCTAGTGCTGTTGCAGTGTCTGCATTACCTGTAACATCACCTGTCAAATTGCCTGTCACATTACCTGTAAGAGGTGCTGTAACACCTGCAAAGGTAACACTATCACCTGTGCCTACTGCTTGTCCAATAGAAAGTGTAACAGTATTATTAGTTACCGCAGAAGTAACACCTGTGCCGCCCGCAAATGTCAGTGTTTCACCGTTGTTAAAAGTATCTGTAGCAGGAGTGTTAGCGTTATCAGAAATTGTGAAGGACGAACTAATAGAAGCAGTACCTGCTGATGTCAATCGACCTTGTGCATCAACTGTGAAAGTTGGAATAGCAGTTGCACTACCATATGATCCAGCAGTTACCGCTGTATCATCTAGATCAATAGCTAGGCCATTGCCTGATGCTGTTGTTGTAATACCGGTATCACCAGTAATAGCAAATGTTTCAGCTTGTTCAATGACACCTGTACCTGTATCACCACTAAAATCTAGATCAAACGCTGCAGATGTCTGTGAATCAACATATGCTTTAACAGATTGTTGAGTTGGAATAAGCGTTGCACTATCAGACACCATATTGTCTTCGTCTACAAGACCTGTTGCAGTAATTGTGCCGTCTGATAAAGATCCAAATTGTACTGTTCCAGAAGCAGTTACAGTAGTAGCTGTAATATTACCAGTGACATTACCTGTAATATTACCAGTGACATTACCTGTTACATCACCTGTAACATCACCTGTCAAATTACCTGTTACATCACCTGTTACATCACCTGTAACATCACCAGTAAGGTCAGCGGTAATAGTACCTGCGCTGAAATTACCAGAAGAATCTCTTTTTACAAGAGTGCTTGCAGTATTAGAATCGGTAGCAGCATTAATAATGTCGGTAAAGTATTTACCACCTACCTCATGTATGACTGCTGAAGCACCTGAGTCTACACTTTCTATATACAGTTTAGCGCTTGCACCGTCATTACTAGCATCTTGAGTATAGGCTAGTTCTGCCTCAGACAACTGTGTAGTTGTAGGTGCAGTTGATCCCGAAGATCTTTTTATTTGTATTACTGTTGCCATTTATTTTTTCCTCTTTAAAATGTTCCGCCATCTAAATTTGTAATATTACCGGAGAGTTCGCCTGCAGGTGAGGCTTCCCAATTTCCGGTCGCTGAATCATAAATTAGAGTATAACCATCTTGAACACCTGTTGTGTCCACACCGGTCAATCCTCCCAATTCGGTTGCGGTCTGAACCGCAGATTGTCTAGTTATAATTGTTGAAACACGGGTTGATGGTGTTGTAGATGAAACCGTTGTGTTTGTGCTTCTATTGCTCGGTACTGATACCTTAACTGCCATTAGCGTGTTACCTCAGGAGTTACTGTTACTATCCCCTCTAAAACTCTAAGAGTCTCAGAACTTGATGCAATTTCAATATCATAAACATACCGACCAGCCTTCAAATTAGAAGTTTGTGCTGCGGTTAATGATATGGTAATTTCTCCTGTATTATCAACCTGTGCCGTTGTAAAATCTGTAGCTGTAGAAGAATAATAACTTTTTCTCATCTGTGAGGTAGTTGTATAAGTAGACAGATCCTTAGCACTACCATCAGCATTACTAAGAGTTAATGAGAAAGAAAAAGTTTGACCTTGATCTATTATTAGGTTCTCTACTGTAGCCATATAAATATCTTATAAGTATTATTGTTCTTTTTATTTATAACATTTTGAAACTGCGATGAAAACTATTTTGATGTTAAAATATGGTGATAAATACAGTTCTGATGATGTGAACCGTATTTACATAGACACTTTCGGTAAATATAACTATGTTTGTGTGACCGACAATCCTGAGGGATTATTTTCAAATATTTATACAATACCCATTGAAGGTGATCCTGATGGTCATTGGGAAAAAGTAAAACTTTTTCAATACTATTTCGGCAAAACTCTTTACTTAGATTTAGATGTTGCAATACAAAATGATATAGAGCATTTATTTTCTTATCTTGACAAAACACCTGTGATCTGTTATACTTATTGGAAAGACAGAGGTGAAAAACATGGTATGTCTATACATGATTTTCCGTATCACAAAGATGAAAGATGGGCGTACAATTATCTAAGTAACTTTAACTCAAGCGTAATGATGTGGGAAGATGCAAGACATATATATGATTATTGGAAAAAAGATCAAGACTACTATATGGTAAAGTATGCAGGTGACGATAGATTTTTATACCATGAAAATTTTACATTTGAACATTGGCCAAGAGGTGAAATATACTCATTTAAATTTGACGGAGCAAAGTATCAACCTGATGCTACTATAGCACTGCTGAACGGACAATCAGACTTCCCAAATTTAGTTGAAGAATATTATGATGAACTTCGTATGTATAAAATGGGGCGAAAAGTACACGCCTGACTATGTGAATAATTTGTATCGTATGGTAGAAAGAAACTATACGAAACCTTTTACTTTCACTTGCTACACAGATGACACTGAGGGTTTAGAGTGTGATACGCATCCTATACCTGATGATGGTGTCCTGCATCCTAAACATTGGTTTGGTAAAGAAAGTTATTGTTGGGATAGAGCAAAGTTTCTTGTTTTTAATTCACAAGAATGGTTGGGATATGAAGGCAAATGGTGTTACTTTGACCTCGATGTTATTATACAAAATAATATAGATGAAATAGACATACTCGCAAATAAACCTAGACTAGTACATTGTCGTTGGCAAGATCCCAAATTAAATCATAACAGACTGTTTATAGAAATAAGAGGCACCTTCTATAATTCTAGTATGATGTTATGGAACGGTGAACAATTAAAACATATATACCATGATGTGTTAATTAACGACAAAATGGTTTTTACAACCTTTTTTAAAGGTTCAGACAACTATCACTATTGGAGACAACGAAACATTTGGAAAAATATACCTTATGATTGGGTGTATTCTTATAATAGAGGAATGACTTTTCCTGATGATTTAGATGAAAAGTTATATAGACCTAATGCAAAAGTTTGTATATTCAATAAGGATTTGACACCTGACCCTAAAGCAAAGAAACAAATTAAACTTGAAGATTTACAAGACGAGGTATTGCTTTCATTATGGGAGGGATAAGAGTAAATTACGTCTGTTGTAAATGGGGTACTAAATATGGACCACACTTTGTTAATAAACTTTATAACATGGCCAAACGAAATACCAATAGCAATAAATTTGATTTTCACTTTTATTGTTATACTGATATTAGTGAAGGTCTTGAGCCTGACATTAAGGTTATTGAGTTTCCTGATATTCCCAATATTCATCCTAAGTATTGGTTTGGTGATGATAAGTTCAAGTACGGTATGGCTAGGTGTTGGGATCGTCCTAAAACTTTTGTTTTTAATACTCATAATTTTGCTAGTGACAGTCCATCTGGTCGCTTCGTTTTTTTAGATTTGGATGTAATCATACAGGGTGACATGGAACCTATCATTATGTATGATTTAGAACGTCCCACTAAACTTAGAAGTTGGTGGCAAGATCCTCGACCAATGAAAACTAGACAATTTAGATTAGCTCACGGTGCATACACTAATGGTTCTTGTCAGGTTTGGGGTGACGATCAAACAGAAATCATTTGGCAAGATGTGTTACAACACCAAGAACGTATTTGGTATACTTTTACAGATGGTACTGACAATTACCATAGTTGGCGTTGGGGTATGTTTAGTAAAAATCCACTTTGGGGACACTTTCCAAGTTGGATGGCATACTCATATAACAGAGGCAGAGATTGGGAAGCCGGAGACTTAGAAGTAGATAAATATCGCCCAGATTCTATACTATGTGTTTTTAATATTGACCTACTTCCTTTTGAAGATTCAAGTAGAGGCAAAACAAAACAAGATCAATTAGCAGATCCAAATCTGTTGGAGCATTGGAAATGATTAGCATTTATACTGTGAAATGGGGTTTGAAATATGATTCAGATCACGTTAATATGATACACGAAATGTGTAAAAAATATATTACTGAGGAGTTTGACTTTTATTGTCTAACTGATTGGCCTCATGGATTAAATCCAGACATATTAACTATAGATTTTCCTGAAGATAACTATTATGAAAAATGGTGGAATAAACTATATTTGTTTGATCGTTCAGTAGTTACACAGAAAGGTGAAAAATTATTTTTAGACTTAGATGTTGTAATACAAAACAACATTGATTGTATTGTAAACTATGACCCAGGTGATAGTTTAACTTTTGTTAGAACTTGTTGGCACAATCTTAAAAAAATGAAACGTGATGTTGTTGACATTCCTTGGGCATATACTGAATTAAACTCATCTGTGTTACGTTGGAACGACCGACTAAATATTGATAAGATTACTAAGTTTGTGCGTGACTATCCTTCGCAAATGTTTTTTTATTACCGTGGATTAGATAATTTATTTGGACACCAGCGTGAAAGATTATTAAAAATAGATCACTTCCCAGACGGCTGGGTATACAGTTACAACAATGGTTATATATGGCCTACTGACATTGACCAACATAAGGTAAGAGATAACCTACTAGTATGTTTATATGATTCTATGGAGCGACCAGAAGATGTTAAATTATAATTTTTTGAATAACTATAAAAATTGGGGTGATGGTTTAGACAAAATGAACCATGAAATGCCCTATAAAATGGAAGATTTTCGTAAATCATTGAATCCAAATAGTATGGAAGCCAGTATTTGGCTTGTAGAAGAATTACAAAAACACGTTGAAAAAGACGATTTAAATATTACTGTTCTTAATTCTTGGCTAGGATTTCCTCTTGTTCCGTTACTATGTGAAAATTTATCTGTCGAAAAAATAAATCTTATTGATGTAGACACTGATGCTTTAGAATTGTCTAAAGTATTTAATAAGTATTATGCTGACTCAGGCATTGATTTGAATCATATTAACTGGGACATTCCTTTTGCTTTTCACGATGTCAATGCAATGGAAACTGATGTTGTGATTTCTATAGTGGCTGAAACAATGTACCCATTAGAAGAAATGACTACTGCAAATCCTGATTGTATTTTTGCTGTACAATCATCTAATGTTTTTAAAGAAATGTATGGTATTAACTGTGTTGATAGTATTGAAAATCATATAAAAAATGTTGGCGTTAAAAAGTCTTTATATCAAGGTTCAATCAAACAAAAATACTGGACCTTTGATGGGTTGAACGAATTTGATAGATTTATGATTATTGGAAAGAAGTAGCATCTATTTCAGCAATATCTTCAATCATACTACGCCATATTTCTAGATGTGGCACAACAAACCCTAAAGTGATACGAGGCTCATAGGACCCGGCACAGTGATAATAAACTTTGTCGGGTTCTCTTCCTCTGCCATAGTATCCTACTTTACAAGTCCAACCGGGCTTGTCTTCCATAGTAACTATTTCTTTTGTCAATGGATCCCTGTAACGAAAAAATCCATTTCCTTCTTTAGAGTATGACAAAAGAATATTATATCCATTGGCATTCCAGTTGTTATGCCAACCCATGAAACCATTGGCAGGGTAAAATACATTTACTGCTTGATTACGAGCGCCTAAATAAGCACACAATTCCTCTGCTAATTTATTTCTTTTTTCTTTATGCTCTTGTGGTGAATTTTCAGATGTGTTTATATCTACAGACAAGACTCTCTCAGGAAATCCTATGTGCTGCCCATCCTTATCAACTATCTCTTTCAAATACTCTTCGCCGCAAGCCTCTTCTAATAGCATACCCTGATGCCTATCTTCACTATGGGCTATTTCTACGAGTTTAGTCAAGTCAGACTGAAAAAACCAATCACTATAATCAGTAAGTATTTTCAATACTTCTTCATTTTTTATATCTATCCATCTCATGGATTCAATTCACCTTTAGGTATCGTGTGATGATATAATAC